CTTCATCCCCCGGCCATGGCAACAGAAGCTGCTTGACACCATTGCCCTGCCCCCTGATGACCGACACATCATCTGGGTATCTGACACCGCGGGCAACAAAGGCAAGTCCCGCCTCACTCGCCACCTACTCTGTGAGCATGGCGCGCTCGCCCTCTCTGGACCCCTGGCTGACATGAAGTATGCATTCTGCACCAAGCCTGCCCGCATTGTTATCATGGACATCAGCCGAGCACAGGCAGAGTTCTGCCATGGCTTCTACACTATGGCTGAGCAGCTCAAGAATGGCTTCATGTTCAACACCAAGTACACCTCCAAGCAGGTGGTGTTCGAGCCACCGCATGTGATCTTCATGTCCAACTCTGAGTGGGACAGGTCCAAGTGGTCTGCTGACAGGGTCATCCACATCGACCTCGATGTGTCCGAGGACCAGGCAGTGGCTCTCCGCTACATGTAAGACACAGGGTCTATAACCTGGGGGCTTTTAAGCCCCACCTCCCCACTAAAAACATTTTCCCGAATTCCCGAAGTGTGGGTAACTCTTCGCTACGCTTTTCCACACCTCGGGAAGGCAGCTTAAGTGGCCCTGCGGGCCACGATGCCCCTACGGGGCGGTTCTAAGGTGCGCTGCTAAGTTATTATGACGACATGGCTCTGCCTGCATGGTAAATGGATTCGCTGGGCATGTGTTTGGTGGTGTTTATAAACACCTTTTTTTTTCTCTTTACAGAGTCTTTCCATGTGTAGTAACAGGCAGACCAGTCACCACGTTGTGACTGGTTACAACCCTGTTGAATTGGTCTGTTAGACCATATGGCTGGTTAGCAAATATCTGCTTGAACCCCATGCGATAATAGACTGTGCCAACAATGTCGACCGACGATCCATTCTCTATCACGCCAGCTGGCACGCCGGCCCCAAGCACAGCACTGTCCAGTGTGTTGTTCAGCAGCTGGACCTCAGGTACGTACTTAAATACCATGAAGGTAGTACGACCATCATATAGATGACCAGCCACATGAGCATTCTTCAAAGTCCTCGAAGATCCATGACGAACTGACTTCTCCACAAGACCACCACCAGGCACATAAGCCTTGCACTTGTGTGTGATGGTGTAATGCTCATTAAAGTCGGTTGAGTCATTCAACGACAGCAGAGGATTAGTCCACAGGAAGTTATTCCCTGCACGAGCCAATCCCATCTGCCCCAACTCCAAAGGAGTCATATTATTAGGAGACGTAGCATCCCAATTAGTAGGCATCTGCGTACCCCTGGCAGTACCATTGTCAGTTGCATACGTTTGCGCTAGGTTATTACCCAGCCGCGAAATACGCTTCTTGCACTTGACCAGCATGATCTCCACTGTAATACCGTATGACTTGATATTCTTCAGCTGAACAACCATGCTACTAGCACTCTGCCGCCACTGTAGCTCCCTGTGTGGCTGCACATTAATTCCGACGCCACTCTTGTCCCATGTCGCACTCATCACCGTCGGACCAGTTACATTAATCGTACTGGAACCATACACGGCCTCTTGCTCATACAACCCAACGAGTCCACCTGGGTTACCAGGGGAAGCATAATACTCCGCTGCCAATTGACTGTTCGAATAATTAACACTCGTAGTAGCCTGGAGCGGATCCAGGCACACCTGAAACCATTTCACAATCTGATTCGACGCATTCGCCACCGAACCAGCGACACGAAACGTATACGAATACAGACTTGTATTCCTTGGCAGCTCGCTGTACAGCACAGAATTAACCTTCTTGCTGAACTTCTCCATACGCTTGCCAATCTTGCCGAACTTCTTCGCCTTCCAGTCCTTGCATTTCACAAAAGACCCGACGATATCGGTCTTCCTATGCATCATAGGATTCTTCTTAAAAGCCCGCCTCACGCGACGCCTAATGGACCGATAACCGCTCTTGACAGCCGACCGTACACGCTTCCGCGTACCACGACCCGCCATAACAGCAGCACCAGCGCCTCGAAGAGCGTCTCGCGCGTGATGCGTCCAATGCTTTCGCCTATATTGTTTAGCCATAACATAAATAACTACGGATCAGCGGGACCCCGCGGTTTTATACTGTAGCGCGCAGAAGCTACGTAGAAGACGGATCAACAGGACTTACGCGACTGTAGCGCGACGGATCAACAGGCCCTGAAACCGCGCCTGTAGCAGTTTTGACTATTTAACCGCGCGCTCCCAGTTATTATTTACAACATGTCTCAGTCGTCTACCTCCTACTGCTTTACTGTTCACTGCGCTGCTGAGAATGATTGCCCCGACGACTACCCTGACGGCCTCGACGCCTTCTGGACTGACCGACTATCTGGAGAGCCTCCTTTCGCAGGAGTTGACCTCGTGCGCTTCGCCACCTACCAACTCGAGCGGGTTGCGCACCTCCACGTACAGGGCTTTATTCAGCTCACCGACAAAATCACCCGCGCCACTGTGCAGAAGCGCATCCCCTTCCTCGCCCGGGCGCACCTTGAGCCCCGCAGGGGCACTGTCGATGAGGCCATCAAATACTGCAACAAGAGTGAGTCCCGGGTTGCCGGCCCATGGAATCATGGCGACAAACCCATTCTCCAGGGTGACCGCAGTGACATTGCTGCTGCGGCCGTCCTTGCCAAAACCTCTGGCCTGCGTGCTGTCGCCGAGGCCATGCCTGGTGTCTTCATCAACAACTACCGTGGACTGGAGGCATACCTCACTGTCACCGAGGATATGCCCAAGGACCCCTCCTTCATCCCCCGGCCATGGCAACAGAAGCTGCTTGACACCATTGCCCTGCCCCCTGATGACCGACACATCATCTGGGTATCTGACACCGCGGGCAACAAAGGCAAGTCCCGCCTCACTCGCCA